GGGCCCCCAGCATCGCTATAGGCTCTTTGGCGTACTCTTGGGGGTCCTTTTCCAGATACCAGTTAATCGCCTCTTGCCGATCTTGCAGGGGGTCTGTCGATGTATACGCTGCGCCGCAAAAACCGACATCGACGCCCTCGAACACTAGTTAAAGCCCCCCGCTCATAATCCAGCCCGCGTCCGTATGCCTGCTGTAGACCAGATCGCTGTCATAGCGGAGCGTGGTGACAGGCGAGGTGTTCAGGTCCTGTAGCATCTCCTTCGCTTCCTTCGCCTGCCCGATCAGGAGCGGGGAAGGGGTCTTGCCAAAGGTCGGGGCGAGTTCCAATCCCAACAGCTTCTTAAGCGCCCGGTTGTACCCCTGGGGCAGATTTACGACCGTCGTGAGACTGGGGAACTCACTCAGGATGTAATCGGTGAACAGATGCACTTCCCCGGCGATTGAGGGGTTCGGGTAGATCCGTAGCGTCCCATAGGGGAAATTGGGCTGCCAGCAGGCTTGGTACGGCCATGGACCCGCAACGCCTTTGAAGCCGATCTCGTTATAGCGCTCGATGGATTGCTGGACATCGAAGTGATAATCAAGGCCCAAGCCCGGCCCACCCGTGACGCGGGTATAACCGGAGCGGATACGCAAAGGTCGCGCAAAGCTAAAATTCCCAGGATTGGTGTAGGTGATGGTATCGAGGGAAGTTTGAGTGGCGGTTGCATTACCGGTCATGGTCACGGTCGTGGTATTGACCTGATTGCTCCCCGCCGTGGGGGTGCCGGTAATGGCACTGGCGAAGGTGACTGCGGCGCTAAGGTGCGTGAACAGACTCGGGATCGTTTCCCCATCGCTGAAGGTGATGAGGTAGTACCCAGTCGTCCCCGCCCACGGAGCGGTCAGGTTCGCAGTGGTACCGGTGGGGGCGCCGGTAAAGGTAATGGCCGATGTGCTGCCGGCATTGTAGGACACGAGCGTAGAGGCGCTGGGGATGAGGGCTGAGGTGTCGCTGAGATTCCCACCGAGGAACTGCCCCGCCACGACTCCGGTGTAACCGAAGGTGATGGGAACGACGGAGGTCACACCGACAATGGTGGGCTGGCCCGAAATGGTATAGCCGGTGAAGGTGCCGCCCACGGGATTGCCGACCGTGTAGATGAAGGTCCCCGGCGTCCACGCGACAATGTTCTCGTTCTGCGTAAAGACGAACGCCTGGTCGTTGGACAGGGAGTCCAGCAGATCATTGAGCGAGGTCAGACTCAGCGATGCAATCGTGGAATCAAGTGCCTGTCCCGGAGCATAGGCATTGATGTTCAGCAGCGCGCCGGTGATGATGTCTTGCGCGGTTGTCAAGGACTACTCCAACAGCAGGGTTACAACACCACCACCGGTCGTGAGAACCGTAGTATCCGTGCCGACATTTTGCTTGGTCACCGCAACCCATAGAGGACCAGGGTAAATAAGATTCACATCCAGGGACTGCACAATCCCCGTAGTGGGTATGGAAATGGTCACGGTCGGAAGTGTAGTGCCAAGAATCGGAATCGCATTGCTGTCCCCACCCCACCACAGCTTTACAAACATCGCACCCGCCGCCTCCATGCTGGTGGCGATGATCCCGATGAAATCACACGATTGGCCACCCTTGAGCAATGTCAGGGCCGGTGCGCTCGTGGTAGTGACAAAGGTATAGGGGAACATTAGACGAGCGCCTTCGGAAAGTTCCTGAAGCCATAGGGCAGCAGATCGGGGCGCGATACTTGAATGATGAAATCAATGGCCGTGGGCGCACCGCTACTGGAAGCGGAGGTGGAGTTCACCCACTGGATACTCAATATATTGGCCGCTGATACAAACGCGCCGCCGATGGTCAGATAGGTCGTCGAGGGAGCGAGTGAAACCTGCGGGTACATATCAATGCAATCACCCACCAGCAGGCCGTTGATCGTATAGGTGGAGGTGGTGGAGGAATTGGTGACGACGGTCGCGGGAGGCGTCAGGCTGGCGTATAGAATGGCGTTGACGGAAACCCCGCCAAATGCAAGGGTCGATGGGCCGGGCATAGAAATCTCCTAAAAAGAAGGGCCCCTTCTCTGGGGCCCCATTGTGGTTACGGCTTATCAGCCTGCGACGCGAATGCCGAGCGAACGATACAGCGAAGCGGGCCCATAGAGCACGTCAGCTCGGGTGGGCTCGGAATCGTTGTTGATCGTGTACTGCGTGACCATGCGGATGCTCATTCCCACATCCTCATCGTCATACGCACGCGCGGCCATCTCAACACCTTGGGGGAGCGGCAGATCCGCAAACGCCAGAGCATAAGCGTACTTGTGGAACACCAGTCCCTGCGGGCTCACAGTGCCAGCAGTCGCCGAGTTGTTGAACACAATCGCAGCCGTGGCAGAGGGGACCGCCGTGACGTTCTGGAACTGCCCGCCGTAGATCACCGCCTCTGCGATGGTGAGGGAGCAAAAGCCCGAACCATCTGAGGAATAAACGCCGTTGTTGCTGTTGAACGTACCGTTCAGGAGCGTGGCCGGTGAGTAGAACAGCCCGGTCGTCGCAGCACCGTTCGGGGGAGTTCCAAACCCACCCGGCGGGAGCACGACAAACTGCTTGAGCGAGCGTCCATACTGACGCCGATTCTGCGGGTTCACCGGATAGACGCCGGCGATGGTGAAGGTATCGCCCACCGTGGCAACCGGACTTGAGGCCGTGAAGCCCTGAACACCCAGGGTGCCAGAGGCCGCCCAGCCCGTGCTCAAAAGCGCCCCTGTTCCACCCGTCGCATACAGCGTGAAGGCAGAGGCCGTGCCGGTGTTAGTACCGGTCGTGAATGAGTAGACATTCTGGTCTTCCCACCAGTCCAGCCCCGCCCATTCCTTGGCGATCATGCCCTTGTCGTTGTATTCGCCCAGCTTGGCCTGGGGGTTAAACAGGCCCTTAAAGGCATCCGTCGCGGCTGACATGGTGATCGGGTCCAGCACGCAGTTCTTTTCCCCCTCAGTCGGGCAGGCTTCCATAGCCAGATACGCCCGAGCATCGGAGAAAATCTTGTAACTCGCCGGCTGCGTGCCGGGAGTGCCAAGAACCGTGGCGGTGTTGAGAGTGAAGTAGGCGGCTGAATCCGCATCGATGCGATTGGCGACCGTGGCGATCTGAGGCTTGAGGATACGCTTCTTGAACATATCCATGGAGAGCGCCAGATCCTGGGTCGTGAACTGCACATCGACATGGTACTGGTAGTTGAGGACGACCGGCGTATAGGTCTCGAAGGTGTCCTCTACCAGAAGAGGCGGGCCGTAGGTGCCGATGTAGCGGGGCGGGCGACGGATGTTCACCGTGTTTCCGACTTTCGCGCCGGTCTGAGCGAATTCGTTCGAGTACTGTCGCTCGACGCGGTTCGCTATGACCAGCTCGTTTTCCAACACCACCAACGCTTCATTGGTAATGTAGGACATAGTGAGGAGCTGTTGAGTCATTTAAGTCATCTCCGAAAGGGTTAAGAATCACCCCTTCCGTTTATTCTTCTCCCGCTCGAAGGCCCGAAGCTGCCGAAAATCCATCTTGGATGGATCAGTCGTGACAGTCCCAGCGCCCTGCGAGGAGATCGGAGTAATCGGAGGTGGGGCGGTAGAGGTTCTAGTCGTCTCAGCCTTCACTTCAACCTTCGGATCAGCCTTTGTCTCAACCTTCGGAGTGTCACTGGTCTCAAATCGAGCTTCAATTTTTCCTAACCTGGCTAATGCCATGATCGGCGATAGCTTCAAGAGCTTGCTCAGCTCCTCCCGATTCTTGGCAAAGTAGTAGGTCAGTTCCCCGACTTGCTCACTCTCGGCAAGAAACTGCATCACATAGGGCGGGATGTCTTTTTCATCCCTTGCAAGTACCGCTTCCTCGAAATCAGGGTACTTGGCCTTCGTTACATCAATTCTTTCCTTGACCTTCACATCAAGGGCGGCGCGCTCTATGGCCTGCTGGCGCTCCCGCTCCTGAGCCTTGAACTGCTCCACCCGATACTCGGCCTGCGCATCGGTGAACTTGTCCCACTGAAACTCGCCCGCTTCGTTCTTGAACTTCACATCGTTCTTGTCGGGCGCTTCACTTACGGGGACAGGCTGAGCCGGAGAGGATCGGAGCTTTAGTTCCTCAAGTTCCCGACCCAACCGATCGCGCTCTGATTCCACAAGCCGGCGCTGGTTGTACTGATTCTCAGCCAGCCGCTCGTTTTCATCGCGCTCTTCCTGAATGCGCTGA